CTGTTTCCATGCTTCTTGCGAGCTTGACCAATGCCATACAACTTGCGACCTGATAGTCAGTAATTGGCATTTCGAGGAATGAACTCCAGAGTGCGGCAGTTCTTTGCATATTGTCTGATGGATGACCGTAGTCCATACCACGATCTTGAATGATTGCTTTCGCTTCTGTGAGGAAATCACCCGCGTTCATCGACTAACCTGCTGGAGTGATTCATAGTGCTTACGGACTGCCTTGCGACCCTTTACATACCCATCGTGATAGCCAGAGTAGCGACCTAGTGCAAAAGCCAGCACACATACTGCTAGCGTAATTAATTGAGCTATTGTCATGTTGCCCTTTCCGTAGCCATATCTTGACTACATGGGCTAATTTACCTTACCGCTACCCTGTGTCTAGTATATTTAGGTAACGGTTTGATAACGATTTGTGCTACATCCTCATCCTCAAAGTAGGGATTAGCGATTGCGTGGTCTGCCATAGCGCTTTCCAGACACGATAAATGTGCCATCCTTTTCGATATGGATAAGGTCAACCTGAACATTCTTATCTTGAACATACATGATCGCAAACGATTGCTGCCAGTTCATCACCCCATGGGTGTAACTCGCCTTGCGTGTGTCCATGATGTGCCCACATTCGACACCTTGCAGGATACGCCCTACGCGCCCCCCAGAAGCCTCTGTAAAGCTCGAACGCCCTGACCTGTGAGTATGTCCTGAGATTACATTCTTACCCCGCCTACGCGCCCCCTCAAGGGCTGAGAGCCCGCCTTGTGGCTTGATAGGGGTATGGTCACCATGTACGGCAATCCAGTTAGGAGCTATGTTCATCTCGTCACGGTGGAACTTAATGCCTAGTTCATCAAACTTAAGGAACTTCTCAAAGCGAAGCTCAGGCAAAGAGCCTAGGGCTGGAATCTTAGAGCTAATCTGGTTATATAGTCTGTCCGTATGGTTGCTACGGATTACATCGGTTACGCCCAGCTCCCATAGAATCTCTACAGTCATGTTGCGGTTATCGTCTAGGGTCTGAGCAAACCACTCAGCTTTCCCCTCACTCCAACGCCCCAGCTCTGTCATATCCATTTCGTCACCTAAGGTCACGGTCTGGTCAGCCTTAAAGGACTTGGCAAACTTGATTACATTTCTGACAACATGCTCATCGTGCAGGGGAATCTGTAAATCTGGGATTACCAAGATTCTTTTCATCAATCCTCATCATCTTCATAGGGGATATTATCGATGCGATTGGGTAAGTTAGGGATGATCCAATCTGGAAAGCTCTCACGATCCGAAAGCAACCAAAAGGCATGAGTTTCAGTAAAGCCAGCTTTACGCAAGGACTTGTAATACTCATTCAAAGCTATCGCATAAGCATCTAAGGCACTATAAGTGTCTAGGTCGATGGTTGGTCGTTTCCTTGCCATAGCTTTATTCTCCCCTAGATACCAGCAATTCGTATATCTTGTCAACGCGTGTTTCTAATCTTTTAATTTCGTCACGCATACTTGAGCCTGAGTTGGGTTTAAGTTCTGCTAGGTAATGAAGAATCACGAATCTCAGGAGAGCAGCTACACCACCCAGAACCGTCACTATCGCTACTGCAATAGCAGCGTAGTCCTGAAGGTTCACTTCTTGTTATCGATAGCATCTACTGCCGCTTCGATGGCATCTATGGCTACATCAGCGAGAGCCTTCTTAGATCGGTATGACTTGATAGCGGCACGAATAGCAGGAATTGCCATAAGTCCGAGTGCTCCAATAACTACTGCTTCCATTTATTCTGCTCCTAACATCGGGATATTAAAGAATGAACTATCTGTGTCGCCCTTTGTAGTGAAGCTGATATGGCAATGCTTGTTATGCGGATTGCTTCCCTTATACTTGCGCCAGCGCCAGCCCATGCGAGAGCTTGCAATCCTTCCCTCGAAGATGACATAGGCAATTCGCTTGTCACCTGCCTTTGCCGCGAGTCGAATCTGATTAGCAATATCGGGCATAAGGTCGGGCTTGGCTGAACCAGACACATCTCTATCCACATCGATTGCTCTAACCACCCCTGTTTTTGCATCAGGATTGTGGTCGCTAGGGCGCGCTGAATGGCGTGTGTCGCCAATCCATCCATCGGAAGTGCGATCTCTATCAGGGAAGGTGTCATCGAATTGTTCCCTTAACTGTTGCCCTGCTTTGCAAAGAACTGGCTTCATCCGAGTATAAGCTTAGCTTCTTCTGCGGTAATGCCTAGACGAGCAAGTAAGCCAGCCTTAGCTTCTGCGCGTAGAGCTGCGTTGGTGGCTTCCTCAGCCTTCTGTGCTTCGTAGGCGATACGGTCAGCTTCGCGTTGTGCTACTTCTTCAGCGGTGAGCTCTACCTCTGTGACTTCGCCTGTTTCACAGTTTACGATTATCTTTGTATCTGCCATGTTATGCCTTCTTTATTCCGTAGAGGGTTGCGGTTGTATATTGTCTAAAAGTGCCACCACCAAAAGCCGTGATTACTAAGCTGGTAATTGGTGATGTGCTACTCCATAGGTTTGCATTTAAGGACATAAAAGCATTAGATGCATTGTTTTCTTCCGCGCCATCCACGCTTATAGACTTAAATGTGCTTCCTGCATAATTAGGAATATACACTTCTGAATTTCCAAAAGTGTTTGCCGTTGTATCGGTCGCGCTTACATTGATTGGGTTTGTCTGACCATTAGGACTAGTAGCAGCCGATCCACTACCTCTTAGCTGAATATTGGTCATTGAAGCAGTACTGCCATTGGGATAAAGATAGGCGGTGAATCCACCTGTTCCTTGACTGGTACTACTTCTGCCTGAAACCTTAAGAACTAAATCAGTCCAAGTAGCTGGAATAGGGTCAAAGGTAATTGATGCTGCCCCACCAGAGCCAACCTCAGTAAATGCTATTTTCTCAAAGGTTGCCATTACTCCGCCTTTATTCCATAGAGTGAGAAGGTAGTTCCGACTGACCAAGTAGCGGCTCCACCTGTGCTAACCAATAGTGTTGTGATTGCGCTTGTATTACGCCATAAAGATACCCACGCTGAAACTAAAGAGGCTCCGTCATTACTGCGAGATATAGCAGTTTTATTGGTTGTCGTGTTGCCGTAGTTCATAAAATCTACAATGTGAGTACCTTGCGTAGTAGAGGTTGAACCCATGTAGGCATATGTGATATTCGGATCACGAGAAGAACCAGCGTTAAGCATATAAGTTATAGAATAATTAGAGCCTGTATCAGAGTTATATCTTAGGCTTACATTGGCTCCAGCTGATGTGCTTCCTGAGATGATTAGCCTTAAATCAGTATACCCAGCAAATGAGGTAAATGTGACGGAGCTTTGAGCAGTTCCTAAAGTTGTGGATGCAATAGCCTCATAGGTAACAGTCATGATTATCCCTTAATCCCGTAAAGTGCTACATGTGAGTATTGAACGAAACCATTATCTAGATTTATAGTCATCGAATTGACTGCAGATGTGCTGCGCCAATTGCCAGACCATAAGAACATTGAACCTGAGCCATTACGATCATATCCATTGAGTGAGCGAACAGTCTTAAACTTATTGGTGTTGGCATAATCAAGAATATCAATTACCGCCGCTCCAAAGATATTTGCAGTTGAACCTGCGCCCGGGGCTTGGAAGCATAAAATGCTAGTTTGATTAGCACCAGCTCCAGCGCTAGGGGTTCCAGAACCTGAACCGACGAGAAGATGATAAGAATAATTAGAGCCAGTATCAGAGTTAAACTGCATAGTGCCGTTATATTCTGTTCCTGAGTTACCGTTACGAGCTAGCAATCTAACCTGTAAATGCTTATATGTAGAAGGAATAGAATTAAAGGTTATAGAGGACTGACCACCAGCTCCGATTGAAGCAGTCTGAATAGATTCATAATCACCTATTACTAGAGCGCCACCTAAAAAGCCTGAGATATTGTTAAGCAATCGCGCCCACCACATACCATGTGTCTGTGCCTGTCTTGATACAGGCGGCTGACTTGTATTGCCCAAGAGTAGGCTGAGCGGCTACTGCTCCAGCTGAAAGAACTGTGGTAGTGCCTGATGTGACTGCCTTGATTGTGCAGACTCCCACGCCGATATTGAGGACTGTGATGACTGTGCCGACTGGGAAGGCTACGCTGGCATTGGTAGGAAGGTTAAAGGCAATAGCGGTTGACTTATTCATGATTTCTAGGACTTGATACTGGTCATTGAGAACGGCAGTAGCATCATTGGTGTTGGTTGTGATCGTGAAGTTGACGAGTCCGTTGTATGCAGCTGCGGTGAGGATGTCACCTGTTACTGCTGGAAAGCCTGTTGCCATTTATATCTCCTAGTAAGTCATAGCACTCACGCCAATTATACCGCGTTCTGTGCTTCCTATCACGAATCCATCGGTTATGGGTTCGAGTGTTGTAACGGTTACATCCATAGCGTTAGGGCTGATATTCCAAGTCAAGCCCTGAACCTGCAAGGTCTTAACGATAGTTGAACCATCGTTGGTTGTATTGGTAATACGGACATTCTGGAAGTAATCCAGAGCAATCATGGTGTTGGTTGGTACCGCTGGGTTAAGCAGGT